TTGATGGTTCTGCAGCAATTACAATAACAGCAGCAAATCCTAATGCTCTTACAATTGGAACGGGATTGTCAGGAACTTCTTATACAGGTTCAGGAGCAGTTACAATTGCTATAGATTCAACAGTAGCCACATTAACTGGAACACAGACTCTTACAAACAAGACTCTTACTTCTCCAGTAATTGGAACAATTGTTAATACAGGAACACTTACACTTCCAACATCAACAGATACATTGGTTGGTCGTGCAACTACCGATACTCTTACAAACAAGACATTTGATACAGCTGCAACTGGTAATGTATTTAAGATTAATGGTACTCAGGTTTCAGCAGTAACAGGTACAGGAGCAGTAGTTCTTGCTACCAGCCCATCTGTCACTGGTCTTTCAACAGACACCTTGAACACAAGTGGTAACGTAATAATTGGCGGTAACTTGACTGTTAGTGGTACAACAACAACCATTAACTCAACAACTCTTAATACTGCTGAGCAAGTTTTAGTTATCTCTAATACTGCTACGCCAACAGATACAACTGCAAATGGTGCAGGTATTCAGATTAATGGTACAACCAATAAAACACTTAAGTGGTACTCATCAACAGGATCATTTAACTCATCAGAAAGCTTGAACTTAGCTTCTGGTAAGACATTTATGATTAATGGAACAACTGTTCTTTCAACTACAGCAGTAGGCGGACAAACAATTCCAGGGTCTGCAATTGTTGGCTTAACAGATACTCAAACTCTTACTAACAAGACTTTGACTGCTCCATCAATTTCAAACCCAACAGTTTCTGGAACATTAACTTATGCTTCAGGTGCCTATATAACTTTTGCAGATGGAACAGTTCAAACAGTTGCTGCAGTTCCTTCGCTTACACCAATTAATACATCGAATACAACAACATCGTTTACACTATCTTCATCAGTTGTAAAAGATTCCTTTGTACAAATTGGAAATGCTACAACAGCAGTAAACGTAACAGTTCCACCAGATTCAACATATTCTTACCCAGTAGGTGCATCTGTAACATTCCAGCAAACTGGAACCGCATTAGTTACATTTGTTGCTGGTAGCGGAGTAACAATTCAAGCAACACCAGGATTAAAGTTAAGAGCTCAATATTCTGCAGCAACACTTCTAAAAGTAGCATCAAATACATGGGCACTTTATGGAGATCTATCAGCGTAATAAAATTAAGCGGGGGAGTAAAATCCCCCGCTACATTAAAAAATTAAGGAGAAAAGTAAATGTCAAAAGGTGCAATAAATGCGGGTCAGGGAGAAGAAGTAGCTCCTTTAGCAGTAACTAGTTTAACAGCTACAGATGTTGGTACAAATATGGCCTACAACAATGGATCAGCCAACCTTTCATGGTCTCTTCCATCTAACTCAAATCCAGCAACACTTTATACAATAACTTCAAATCCAGCAACAACAACCCAAACAACTGCTTCTACCTCCTATACATTTACTGGGCTTGCATCTAATACTGCATATACATTTACTGTTGTCCCATCTAATACACATGGGTCAGGTCCAACAACAACATCAAGCTCAATTACTGCCACAACAGTTCCACAAGCACCTACAATTGGAACAGCATCCGATACTGGTTCTGGAAGAGCATATAATAATGGTTTAGCAACCGTGCCATTTACTGCAAATGGAACAGGTGGTAAAGCAATTACCACCTATACTGTTACTGCATCGGCTGGCGGTTATACAGGAACAGGAGCATCGTCTCCAATAACTGTTGCAGGACTTCAATCTGCAACTGCTTATACATATACTGTAACTGCTACAAATGCTAATGGAACTTCACTTGCATCTTCTGCTTCAAATTCAGTAACAGCAACAACAGTCCCAGCAACCCCATCAGCACCATCTTTAACAAGTACCGTAAATGCATCAGACACCCTAAGCTGGTCAGCTCCAGCAAACGGCGGTTCAGCAATAACTTCTTACAATTATTATGATAATGGCGGAGCTGCTGTAAATGCTGGTAACGTAACATCAATAGTAATTGGTGAAACTGCAGGATCAAACCACTATTTTGCAATTTCCGCTGTTAATGCAAATGGAACTTCAGGAATATCTGCAAATTCATCAACCGTGACTACGTTCTTTAGTCCACCATCGTTCTTTAGCCCACCATTGTTCTTTAGCCCACCATTGTTCTTTGCCCACCATTGTTCTTTGGACCACCAGGATTCTTTGCTCCACCATTGTTCTTTGGCCCACCAGGATTCTTTGCTCCACCATTGTTCTTTGGCCCACCTGCGTTCTTCCATCCACCAGGATTCTTTGCTCCACCATTGTTCTTTAGCCCACCTTCGTTCTTTAGCCCACCAGCATTTAGAACCCCTCGAGTAAGCTAATAAAAAAATATTAAATCTTTTATACCACTATATTAATTTTATAGTGGTATAATTGTTTGTATAGAGAATGGACATAAAATGTTAGCAAATGCAAAAGTAGTTGGACCAGGAATTATTTTATATAAAAATACCTTTGATAAGTCTTTAAATATTATAGAGCGTTTAGAAAATGCAATTTCTGAAAGCAATGAAGAATACAAGTGGAACCAAGCCTACACAGGTTGGGATAATATGAATCTTTCATACAGAGATTGCTTTGATCATAAAATAAAGAAAAATAGTCCTGAAAAAGAAGGCAAATCAAAAGCACAAAATGATAGAGAGCAAATTTGGCAAGATTGTAAAGATGCTCAGCTAAGTGCCATAGAAGATTATAGAAACATGTTTAGAATAGCCCCACTTCAGTACTGGGAAGCAATGAATTTTATTAAGTATGGACCAAAACAGCATTTTCAAGAACATTCAGATCATGGATATTCTTATATAGCCACCCTATCATCTGTTGGCTATTTAAACGATGATTATGAGGGTGGAGAGCTGTATTTTAATAAATTTGGAATTACTATTACTCCAGAGGCGGGAGACCTAGTATTGTTTCCTTCAGCTTTTATATATTCTCATACGGCAAAGCCAGTGTCATCTGGATTAAAGTATTCAGTTGTAACAATGCTGGATTACACTGAGGCTGCACATGGACCAGAATTTGAAATCTTAGAAAAAAAATATGCAGGAATTTACGAATAAAACCAATGGAAAGTATTGAGGTTTATAGGTCTGAAAATTGTGCAGACATATCACAGCTATCCGTGAAAAGAGACTGGATGGATGAAACATATGACCGTCATGCATACAATTGCTTTCCTGTAAGTTTAACCAATAGCCTAGGTTGGGGATTATCTTTTCCAGAAGATATAACTTTTATATGGGACGGGATATCAGATTCTTCCCCCCACCACGTAAAAGTTTTAAAAGGTGAAAAATATGTATATACCGAAAGAGCTAATGCAACAATTAGTTTTAATACAGGACTAATGTTTAGGACAAAAGAAAACATGAGTTTGCTACAAATGCCAGTGCCAAATCAATTTATTGATGGAGCACAGCCTTTTACAGCTGTTATAAGTACATCTTTTTATTCTGGGAATTTGCCATGTGCTTGGAGAATAACTAGGGCAAATGTGCCAATTACTATAAAAGCAAATACGCCATTTATATCTGTAATTCCCATATCAATGTCTAACTTGCAAAATTCCACAGTAATACTAAAAGATATATCTGAATTTAAACAAACATTTACAGAATCAGAAAATAAAGATTATGAGAAGGTTGTAGCTAGTATAAACAGTTCTGGCAAATGGAGTAATTTTTATAGAAATGCCGTTGATCACCTGGGTAGAAGCATAGGAAATCACGAAGTAAAAGCATTGAGATTAAAGGTTGAAAATGAATAAAATAACATTTCATTCAAATAGATATTACAATAGTTTATCTGAAAAGTATTACCCAGTGCCAGCAAAAACGCAAATACCTAAATGGTTTTCTGGGTCAGATAGATATTTTATGAACGAGGCCACTGGAGATTATTTTATTGATTATAAAGGTGATAAGGTTTTAAATTTTAAAACATGCCCAGCCCTTTTGGACGTATTTACATCTGGATATTTTTATGTCACACCATGTGATCTTACTTTTGAAAAAGTTAATGGAAGTATTATTGTAAAAACAGAGCCTGGATTTGAAGATTTTTGTGGATCAAGACCAGCAATGCCAGGTTTTAATAGTCCAGAGGGTTATGGGGAAAGCCATTTTCACTGGTATCCTAATTTTGCACCAAGCTTACCAAAAGGTTATAGTGCAATGTACGTAAGTCCTTTAAATAGGTTTGACTTACCATTCATAACCGTAGCTGGTATAATAGATAATGATGATATGGATACGCCTGGATTAATGCCATTTTTTCTTAAAAAAGATTTTGAAGGGGTTTTGCCAGCAGGAACTCCTTATGTACAAATAATACCTTTTAAAAGAGATGATTGGCAGATGGAAGTAAAGCACTATAGTTATGAAGAAATTTTAGAAAGACATGATTACCAAGCAAAAAAATTTAGAGTAAAAGAAGGCGGGGCTTATAAAAAACATGTATGGTCAAGAAAACGATATGAATAAAGAAGGCTTTTATTTAAATAGTGAAGAAGTAAGAACTATGTCTCAGTCCATAACTCCTTCGGGATATTTTGGAGATTCCCCTGATATGGTGCAAGAGGTAGAGGAGATTATGACCTTGGAAGAACAATCATATCTTTTGGACTATGCAAGAAATAACACTGTTTGGGATATTACAGAAGATAACAGAAATGAAAATGGTACATTAATTTATCAAGCAAATGTATGGAAAGATAGAGTTGCAACAACAGGCAATTTGCAAGAAAATAACCCTAAAGTAATTGAAATATTAGAAAAAGTTGTTTTAAGGTTAAAAGAAAGAATAGAAGACTTTTATAATGTAAAGGTTAGGCCTTCTGGACCAGCAATTGTAAGATGGCCTGTAGGTGCAATGCAATTACCTCACGCAGATAAAGAATTGCATGAAGGCCCAGATGCTGGAAAGCCAAACAACTTTCCTTGGTATGATATAGGGACTGTTTTTTATTTAAATGATGACTATCAGGGTGGAGAACTTTATTTTCCATTGCAAAAAATAGCTTTGAAACCAAAGCCAAGAGCAGCATACTTTTTTCCAGGAGATAAGAATTTTATTCATGGAGTTACTCCAGTAACAGAGGGCTGTAGGTATACTGCCCCATTCTTTTGGACAATTACAGAACTACCAGAAAAGGAATAAGCATGAGCGAAATAATTGATTTGGGTAAAGAAATTTATATTGTAGATAATTTTTTATCTGATAAAGAGTGTGATGCTGTCGTAGGTTATTTGGATATGATAGTTGAAAATGGTTGGTTAAAATGGAATGAAATTTCTTTTTACGGATCACTTGCCATGGGTTATTGGCCATATGATGACAATCTTAATGCATTTGACCTACCAAAAGATTATTTTAATCAGCTTAAAATAAAAATGAAAGATATTTGTGAAAAAGCAATAGGAACAGAGTTAGCGGAAGTAAGTTATCATGCACAAAAATGGGTTACTGGAGCTTTTGCAGATTATCATTCAGATAATTCAGATGAACATGGAAATCCAACTGCTTTTCAAAAAAGTAAATATGCTGCTTTTATTTATTTAAATGATAATTTTGAGGGTGGCTCATTAAAGTTTAAAGACTCTGATATAAACATAAAACCTAGACGTGGAATGATTGCTATTTTTAATGGTGGTCATGAAAATCAACATATGGTAACTACCGTCACTTCGGGAGAAAGATATACGGTTGGATCTTTTTGGGACAGAGCTGATTCTGTGTATACAGATGAACAAAGACAAGCCTGGGCAGATGAACTTGCAGAAATAAGAGCAGGACAAGAAATAACTTATAAAAAGTGGGCGGAAGATAAAGAAAAGGGTATTATACCTATTCTTCCAGAGCATGATGAATAGAAAAAATTTAGAAGAAAATATTTTTTATTATAGAAATGTTATAAATAAACCAGATTATATATAATAAAAAGCTTGAAGAACCAGATACTTTGGCGGGGCCATATTCTCCAATATCTCAATGGAAGCCTTGGATGTCTAGCGATAATGCAATGCTTTATGGAAAATGCAGAGAGGGATACTATTCAAATAGATATGTCGGATCTTCTTACGACGAAGAAATGCTAGAGATAAGAGATATTTTTGAAAATGCAATCAAAGAGTGCATAAACGACTACTCCCTAGCCCATAATATAAATGCGGGATTTTCAGATCAATTCAGAATCAATAAATATTTTGAGGGACAGGGAATGGGCCCTCATGTTGATAATTTTTTTGATGAAGATCAGGAAGATGGTACAAACCTTGCCCTATCACTTGTAATATATTTAAATGATGATTGTGAGGGTGGCGAGATAGAGTTTAGAGAACAAGGGGTACTTTTAAAGCCAGAAGCTGGAAGCATGATAATCTTTCCTTCCAAACGACCTTATTTTCATGAGGCAAAGCAGGTAACAAAAGGTTTTAAGTACATGTCAACTGGTTTTTGGTATAAATAACACTTTTTATAGTAAAAAATAGCAATCTTGTGTACATTTTTTACGCTTTATTCATACAGAATGGTAGAATATATATATGCCTAGAATGAAAGTAACACCAGTCGAAGAAGTTAATTATGGAGTCTATGTTTGGCAGATGCCAGACAAGTCTATTGTACGTGATGAAGATGGCAACACATTAAGCATCCCGTCAATGCGTGGAGATATTAGACAGATTCAGAAGTTAAAGAATGCAGCAAGACAAGAAGGTTTAACAGAAGGAAGACCCTTATTCTTTTCTGGACATAGGCAAGTTACTGAAGAAGAGCTTGAAGAACAGAAGGCTCGGGCGGAACTAGGATTAGTTCCCGATCCACAAGATCTACCAGCAATGATGGAATATGTAAAAGAAATGAGGGAGATGAAACTTGGCTAAATTAACAGTAGCAGATGAAGACGAAGACGGCACAGTATATGCTTATAATGGACAAGA